TCAAATATCTCCGGAGAAATAATAGCCGGATGACTTCCTTTCACATAATATCTGGTACGCTGTCCAATATTTTTCTTTCGTATACCATTCAGATAATCCTCCGTAAATGTTTTCTGAAGCATCATGTCTCCCTTATATTTCTCATTCTTTAGCATCTGCTGGATTACATTTGCACTCCATACCGTTTTGCCTGTTACCGTTTTTACACCACTTTCCTCCAAGTGTGTTTTTATCTGCGAAAACGTGTAACCCTTTAAATATAACTCAAAAATCAACCGCACTATTTCGGCCTGCTCCAGAACGATTACCAATTCCCCTTCCACACACCGATACCCCATAAAATGTTTGTAGCTGCTAAATAGCCCTTCCTCAAATTTTCTTTTTATTCCCCACTGAATATTCTCACTCAAGTTTCTGCTTTCTTCTTGCCCCATTGCTCCTGACAAGGTTATTGCCGCTTCTGCATCCGGATCAAACGAATTCACATTTTCAATTTCAAAATACATTTGTATACCCCTTTCTTTCAAATATCTCATAATCTGCAATAGCTCTACCGTATTCCTGGATACTCGTTTTGCTGATTTAGTGATTATGTAATCGAATTTCCCCTCTGCAGCGCTTTCTAACATATGTTTCAGTCCGTTACGGCCTTTTTTCCTTAATCCACTTCTTCCGCAATCCCAGAATACTCCTGAAAATACCCAACCCGGATGATCTGATATCTGTTCTGTATATGCCACAATTTGATGAGCCAAACTGGCTAACTGCGTCTCTTTCTTAGTGCTGACGCGGCAATATGCCGCCACACGCAGCGGTTCCATATTCTCTTTTTTCACAGGCATATAATATATATTTTTCAAAACACATCACCTCGTTTCATCAATAAGGAAAAGGCGCGAAAGCCAAAAGCCTTCACGCCTCACCACACGGCAACTATCCAATCTCACCTAATCATCATTTAACACTCTTTTGCAACAGGACAATACTTTCCGTATGTGTTGAGTGTACGAAAAAGATTACCGAAAAGCATAGTTGGGCCTTGGGGGAATATGTATTGTTCCCACTTAACATACAGCAATCTTCTTTATAACAGTTTCCTTTTTCTACACCCCTTGTCTATCATATTATATCACTCAAATAAATCTCCAATATTTGCAAAAGGGCGATATCCTCCATCCTGCTTTTTATTATATGTGCTTGTCGGCACAATCAAATCTGCATGCCATACTTCCTCACCACTGTTTAAAGTAGTGGTTTTTATAAGCACAATTTTAAACATCTTCCGTTTTGGCGGTTTATTTTCTTTATCAAAGCCAAAGGGTTCAAATTGGTCATATTTCAAATGGCAATGCTTTCCTCCGCTTTCACGAATCGATGTAACAACATAATAATCTTTAAATCCAGTTACTTCAGCCGTAACTTCCATTCCTGGAGCGAGTATCTGTATGTCCTTTTCCCCAGATTTTCCTTTATGAATTCGAATAGAATCATGATACGACCGAAGTCCACTATAAGAAAATCCGAGTCCAAAATCTACATACTGGTTCTCACTGGTGGCAGTAATCCTGTCACTTATACTTTGTGGATTGAAATATACCGGAATCTGCTTAAAGGAAATATACGCTTGACGTGCCTGAAAGCTATCTTTTCCAGGCAGTTCTCCTCTAAAAGTATACAATGTTTGTATTGCGTCATTTTTTCCCATATCATTTATATCCGCACTTGTAATCAATCTTCTTAAGCCCTTATGATAACTTGAAAACCATTCAAAAGGAATTGTACGTTTGGGCATTTTTTCCGATGCCCTTATTAAATCCTGCAACATTTGTGAGAGTTCTTCCCGTACTTCTGCATTTCCTTCAAGTGTCCCTTCCTCAAAGGCAAGAATGAACTTTACAATGTATTTGTAATAAAACGCATCCGCAGAAGCATTGGGTTCACTTGTCCACTTTTCAAGTTTCAACAAGGTATCGTCAAGCTCATTGATTATATCCGAATCGTCAACATTGATTCCTCTGAGCGCTTTGAACCAAATTCTAAAGTTAGCATTGGTAGAGGAGTCATCCTCAAAATTGTTCTCCATCATGGTAACAATTTCTTTCAGTATCTCTTGATTTCCTGTTTCTTCCGGATGCTCATCCACATCATGAAATCCGATTCTTGCCAGTTTTCTTCTTGCTATTCTCACCATCTTTGGAGAACCTTCTGCAATCAGCTGTCTACAGGCGGCACGCATCTCATCCCCATTTGCTTTTGTAAGTATCTTACTTTCCTGAATCTGTTTTAACAGAGTCGAATTATAATTATTAATAGTTCCCTTTCCCCCCACCAACAGGCTTCTGCAGTCTTCAATAAGATTATCAATTCGATCGTATAAATCAATTTGGTCCATATCAGAAATCAGCTCATCCAATGAGTAATCGGTACAAAATTCTTTCAATTGATTAAATACGGATTGCACGGACAAATATAATTTGCTCTCAGCTATATTGGAGATAAATCTGCTGTTTTCTTCCCTTCTGGCTTTATCAAAATATTGAACAGCCATAGGTATATCTACACGCGCCAGTTCCAAATATTCTTCTATTGTTCTGATATCCGCGCTGTCCCTGCCTCCCCTGTTGTAGTGATTTATTGCCTCTCTTATCTTTAGTAAATATTCATTCTTAATCCTGGACGCATATCCCATAGCTTCGATGTGATAAAGCGATCCCATGGCATATCCGTCAATTCCGGTCGCCACATCAATAGCTTCTTTAATCGTGCTAAATCCCATTTGATAATTTTTAGTATTGTAAAAATAATATCGCGCCAGATGTCCGGCAAAATGAGGCTGGTTTGGATAAGTATTGACCAAACTTTTAAATATTTTAACCACAGCTTCTTTGCTACCATCATATGCATTGGTATTACTATGCTGATTTTCTGAAATCAATTTAGAAATCAGCGGTGAATATATGCCCTTAGCATCAATATCCTCATCCTGTTTGTCCTCTCTCTCTACAAACAGCTTATTAAACAGCTTTACAATTTCATCATTATCCTCCCCGTATTCATCCCTGCGGCTGTTCTCAACCAAATCAATAATTCTATCCAGTAATGCGGTAAAATTGATTGTATCATTTGGTGATAAATACTTTAGGATATAACTTGTGAACAGAGAGTATCTAATCTGAAACCTTTCCTTCTTTTGAGTATTATCTCTCACACACTTGATTAACGGCGCCAAGACAAAGTCATCCCGCTTCATATACAGAGTAGACATTGTTCCGTAACGTGAATTAAAATACTGTATGTCAACCTTATAGTTTGCATAATCCGCCAACGCGAGTACAAATATGATAGCATACTGCTCTTCTGAAAGCGAATTCAAACTGTGATGGACAAAGTCCTCAATGCCATTAAAATTTTCGTCAAATGCATACATGGACAATATAAAAGGAACATGTTCCTCTTCCATCGGACTGGTCTTGGCTTTTTCTACGCAGGCTGCCAAATGCCGTTCACAGCTGTTCTTCTCAATATATCTATTTAAATTTTGCTGCATATTCCAACATTGATTATAATTTAGTCTGGATAAATGTCGCCTTGCATTCATACCGGACTGCCTTCTGACTATGTATACAATTTCAAATGAAAAATCAACGTTTTGAACCAACTCTCCTTGAAGTTTTGACACCTCGTTAAAGCTTAAATCATTGCTGTCCACAAATAATACAATTTCTTTATAGCTATTTTTATACAGTTCAAGTAAAAAGGAGACTAACGTTGTTTCAATATAACGCGTTATAATAATGGTTGGATATGCATCATGGAGTAGATATGCCATTTTCCTCATAAATGTTGTTCCGCCCAAACCAGCTTCATAGTCTATGGAAAAAATCGATTTTTCTTTATTTTTAAGCCGTTTAATAATTTCTTCGCGGATGCTTTGTTCACTGTCCTGCGGGATACAGTACCTATCATTTCCGACAAAATCCCAATCAGCCTGAATAGCTCCTCTCAAAAATTCGCCCCCGCGGTGCTCCATACTGTTTGCCTCATTCTCTTTTTCGATTCCCAGATAGACCAAGTTAAATACACTCTTCATCGCTAGGTATTCATTGTAGTCTATCGTTCCCTTTCCCATATCATTGTGAGGAATCATCACTACATCTGAAGTAATTTCATTATATTCTCCTATGTTATTCTCTATAGCAAGTGCCAACTGCTGTAGGTTCAAATCATAAAATTTAATCCTTTCAGAATGCGTAAACAAATGTCCGGCTTTTATGAAATTAGACAAGAAGTTGTTATCGCAATCCATAACATGGACTGTCAGTTCCTCCTGATTTTCATAATGGTCATTCCACCCCATCACTAAACGTTCTGTGGCGCTCACATAATCCGAACATTTAAGAACAATCAGCTCCACAGGCATTGTATATTCACTGGAAAAAGATTTCAACAATTCGGGGAGTTTGGCATAAATACGTTTAGACACACTCGTATCGTTGGACGGCATCTCTTTCTTACTCACCAAACCTTGTCTGTCATGGAGTTTAATCCAATATGTCTGCGATGTAGCAGGTAAAATTTCCCCTCTCTTAAAATCACATAAATACTTGAGAATAACGTTTTTTCTATTTTCCAATTCCAAATACTGGTCAGATAAATTTTGTTTTTGATTGTCCGTATCATCCCAACTCAAATCCAAAACCATATCCCAGTCTATTTTAAAAAGATTTTTCACAATCCCAATATCATCAATACTGTCTGTAAGCAAAACATAATGCTTACTCTTTCCCGGTTTAAAATAACTGCAGGATACTAACAACTCCTCCCATGAATTCGGATAATCATCCGTAATACTAAGAAGAGCTGCCTCTTCATCCTTTATCAGTAATTTTTTCAAGAAATAATACAGCTCTTGATTTGTCTCCAGAAAGGCCGATGCATCCGGTATTTTCCCACTGTGCTTATATCCGTTTATTAAGGAGGATCTTATTTTTGCGTTATCCATAACATTAATCTGGCTTTTAGAAATCTGATTCGGATATGCCTCACGGACTTTCTCTAAAAGATCATGAGTGGTCATGTCAGCTATCCTGCCGTCTTTTGTTTTTTTAAATTGAATATACTGCTTCCAAGAAGGAACCCTGGAATCGCCATCATAAAGTGCTATTTGTTTATTATAGTAAACCCATATCAAATATTTAGCCGACCACTCAACAGTTGCAGCAAGTTTATGGGCGGCATTAGTCAATTCGTCGCAAGCATCATTATATCTTCCAGAATCCAAAGCTACCCTATATCTTTTATAGTTTTTTATACTGTCATTATAAGTAGAATAAATATGATTTTTATTTTTGAAATCCTTACTGGCAACCAGTTTATTATACTCTTCCTGTTGTGATGTCAATGTATTCATTATGATTTCCCTCCATAAGTTGTATATATTGTATATATCTATTTTTAAGTAATTTATTGAGATCATGAACGTTGCTTTTTAGTCCTTTTATTTTTTCCGACATAATTCGACACAAACTTCTGTATGCACCGTTTGTTAACACATAAAAATATACTAACATATTTTTGCACATAGTACCATAAAACAACCTTTATTTAAATGGAATAAAGAGAAATACTTTCACATATTGGCACACATAAACCTATACTATCATTTACCAAAACTTGTACAGGGTAGGCAAATTGTAGTCACTGCCTACCAAATAGGCGGGCCCGGTCACATCCGGTACCCGCCTTCCTCTTACTTCTCTTTCTCCTTCCCTTCCTGTATCCGCTTCCAGATGTTCTCAAACTCATCCGGCTTTGGACCCGGGATGGGTAAGGGGACGGTCATGCGTTTAACTGCTTCAAACTCCTTCAACAGTTCCTCGTCAGAGTACTCTTCCGCCGGTTCTGGCGGTTCATCATTTCGCTTTCCATCCATATTTATGCGCCTCCTTTCAAGACCATTGTATGCCTTTTACAAAGAGAGCTGCACTGGTAAATAATGTCATTTTATGGCCTACCACGTAAACACGTACCGTCGATTTACCATGTCGTACTCCTCCGCAATCCGGAGCGCGCCCCTTGCATCCGTAATCATGCATTTGCCCTCGTCGCTGCCCTTGACTGGACAGAGTACGAAGGCCTCGCCGGCGGGGTCCACCTGGTAGCCGGTCAGCATGTAGCCCTCGCTGTCAAACAGGTACCAGCCACAGGTGCCGTCCGTGGCCTCCCTGAGCCAGTACCAGCCATTGGCCGCATAGCTGCCGTCTGTAAACTGATACCACCAACGCTGGCCGTCTGCGGCCGGCTGGAAGCCCTGGGTGTATGTCACTGGTACCGGGGTATAGTCGATGTCGCAGAGCTTGAGGACCTTCTGCCAGGGTGTAGCGGTCACTCTGGACTTGATAGTCCCGTAATTGATGCCCTTGGCCTCAATACACCAACCATCACCTATGTACACCCCGATGTGGCCCGGCTTCCATAGCGCCCAACCGACCATGGACTCGTCCAGATGGTCAACGCCTATCCGCTCCACGGCCGTGTCATGGTAGTTGTAGCTGCCGCGCAGGACGCCCGTGTACCAGCTGATAAGGCCGCTGCAATCCGTGCAGCGCTGGCCTATGTACTTGGCAGCTTTGGCCTTGTAGGCGGATGTGTATGTGCCTGGGTTCTCTCTGGCAAGGCGGTCCAGAATGGCCTGGGTAAGGACCTCGCCCTTGGCGCCATAAACATATGGTGTTCCTATTTTGCTTTTACAATGATTTATTAATCCCTCTGCGGTTTTCTTCATGTAGATCTCCTTCATAAAAAAAGACCCAGGGCATCGCCTGGGCCATCTATGTATCTCTTTTACTTCACTCCTGGTCCCGGATTACCGGGCTTATACTTTCCTGGGCCTTTCTTTTTATCAGGATTTTTAGGAGCCGGTGTAGTCCCCACTGCCCTTGTATCTTCCTTTTTTGTATTCGGGCCTGTCCCTACCATATTCCCCTCGTTGTTAAGCGCCGTTGGCGTCAGGTCGTCTCTCCCGGTAATAGCATCATCGTGCCTCTGCTGCTCTGTTCTTTTGTCTGCATGTCCTAACATGTTTGCCATATCTTTTCCTCTTTTCTTTTTGAGATTTTGTTTTTAGTTACTGCCGCCTTTACCCTGGCGGCTGGGAGATAGCGGACCACCTCCTTTTATGCTCTTGTTTTTGTCTCAACCTCTGGCAGGCCGGCCACGGATGTTCCCAGTGACAGAATTCCGGCCAATACGGTTGCGGATGCCACCAAGGGCCAATTGACTTCCCCCATTGCAGCCGCCGTTCCAATGGTTGCCACAAATGTCTGGGCCATGGTCTTTACGGCCCTCCTTACCGCCGCTTTAACCCACTGTGTCGTATTTACATCTGCTTTAAATACACAATTCTTAAACATGTTATACCTCACTTTCTTAATGAAAAATCCCCTGCTGGACCGCATAAAAAAAGAAGCCTACCAGGGCTGTTGCCACTATGCCAATCAGTCCGTATATGCTTCTCGTCTGCTTCTCCAGTTTGTCACATAGGTTGTCAATCTTAACATCTCTCGCCGCCTCATGAATTTCCAATTTGTCCAGGCGGTCCGCATGATTATTAATACGTTTTTCGTGCGTTTCTAATTTTTCTTTTAATAACTCTTCATTCACATTTCAATACCTACCTTTCTTTTTTGTTTTTAATATTGTATACTAAAAGAAATACCCTTTATGTAACCATGTTTTTCATCTCCTTATAGTTGGAGTTATCGGAAGTCAAGACGGGTATGTCGTGTCAGCAAATCACCTGTATAAATACGGGAGCAATGTTGCTGGATTCTATCGAAATACCGGTACAATCACGTTTGAATCCAATGCAATATACGTATCTTCGGGCGGCGCTAGAATGGATTCAACAAAGGTTTATAATTTCACCGGATATAAATACTTAAAAGTCCACATGAATGTGACGGCGGGAGGAACAGGACAGCACATGCTAAGCATACACAGACATTCAAACAGCACATTCATGAAATCACAAGATGGAATGGGAAGTGGAAACCAAATCGTAACCATTAATATATCTGATATATATTACAGTGATGCTATAGATGTTGTTTACACCGGTATATGGGGGCAGGTATATCAAATATGGTTGGAATAATTGCTGGTCATATTTTTAGGATATTCTTACTTGCCAAACCCATGCAGCCCAATCTTCCATAGCCCATGAGCCACTGTTTAATGTTTGACAGGTTAGACTTATTCCAGGTGCATATGATTGCGGATTTAATTTTATCGTTTGTGTATATGTTCCTCCAGCAGATATGCCTATTGTACTTTCTCCTTGATAATCATTGTTGTCTCTATATACCCTGGCGGTCATCCTAAGACTCCCTCTATTGATTGCGGAGACAATGTAATAAGTAATCGCCAGTGTTGTATAACCAGTAAAGTTATAAACTTTTGAGGTTTTAAAGACCATTGGTAAATACGTACTTTGATGGAGAATACCCCCAGATTCAAACGATGCATACTGAACCTGGGTGAAACCTGCCGGATTATTACCACGTAAATACAGGTCTGATGGGTCCGTAACATATCCACTATGACTTCCCATAACTCCAATTATAAGAGATATAAGGGTATAGGTTATTAAGCCGCCATGGGTAGCATGATTTTACTTCCGATAACTCCAAATATCGGCACATCCTTTTTTATGTTACCTGCGACAAGGTTTGGATCCCCCTTCATGATGATGGCCGATGTTACAAACGTGTTCGCCGGAACTAAAACCCGGTCCGATGTTCCAGGCATAAATGTTCCTCCCGCCTGTTCATTCATGACTCCGGCTAATGGCTCCCCGTCCTTATCAACGATTACTTTATTCTTTCTTACGTCTGGCGCTGTAGCTGTAATTACATCCAGATCTGCGCCTCCGCCCCCTCCAGGTATTAATATCTTTCCCATGGCTGCTCCTTTCCTGGCATGACCATTGCCAGTATATCCGCCTTTTCCGTTTCAGTTAGATTTGTATACCCATCCAGGATGTCTGCCGGCTCCTCGCCCTGATTCTTCCGGATCTCCAGCGCCCGTATAATGATATTTTTTTTGATTCCGCTTATCATAACATCGCACCTCCTATCACGTCTGCCAATGCAATAGTCAGCTCCGCATTCTCCTGGCGAAGCTGTTCCACCTGCTGTTCCTGAGTGGGGATATATTCAACTGGTGTCACTCCATCCGATTTATAAAAAATTCCGTCGATATACTTCCCCCCTATCTCACAGGGATATTGCGTACAATCCACTGCAAAAGCATCGTCACCATAGACGCACCGCGCCACCCGGTTGGTTTCTTCATAATGCCCTACCACCACATTCTGTATCGTTTTATCATATATCATTGCAAAAACTTCGTGCGCTATCATTTAAGTCTCTCCTTACTTTAATCGTATAAGAACAACGCCAGAGCCTCCGGGGCCACCAGCAATGGCAGTTCCATAAACGGCTCCGCCACCTCCGCCTCCGCCTCCGCCAGTGTTGGCAGCACCTGCGTTGCCCGTGCCATTATGTGCCCCGCCTGCACCTCCTCCGCCTGCACCTCCAGCGCCAGGATTGCTGCGTGAAACTCCACCACCTCCTCCGCCTCCAGCATATAAAGTATTTCCAGCTTCTCCAAAGGCCCTTGTGGTATATCCCTGACTTCCAGTACCAGCACCGTCTGCATATCCATTGCCGCCAGCATTTATGACTGGTCTTGGTTCCAGGTCATTATATCCTCCGCTCCCTCCCCTGGATCCGCCATATCCTCCACTGGCTCCGCTGGCCCCATCTCCGCCTTTTCCACCATTGGCCGTGCATAAGACAATGCCTCCTCTTGATACCGATGTTGCCCCACCCGTGCCACCTGGGCCGTTAATAGCTGTGTTTTGCCCGCCTCCGTTTCCGATGACGCAATTCATTATCTGGCCGGCAGCCACGCCTATGTTAAGAGCGGTGGCGGTGTACCCACCGCCACCGCCGCCTCCACCTTGCTCATAGGCAATACTCGTAAACCGGTATCCAGCACCCCCTCCGCCTCCTCCGCCTACACAAAAGATGTCGGCCTGCGTGTAGCCTTCCGGAATCACATAATTCTGGGTGCCAGTAATGGTAACGACTGCTGGTCCATTTGTCGCACAAACAGCGTATTTAACGGTAGACGGGTCATATACAGGGCTATATATTTCACCTAAACTGGTAATTGCATAAGTCAGGGCAGTGAAATAATAGGTTGTATTTAATGCTGGTAAATCCATAAACGCCTGTGACCAGGCTCCCGGGGCAACATTGTTTCCTGCTCCTGAAAAAATCGCATCCCAAGCCGAAGCATTCCAAGCTGGATATCCGCCTCTACTGGCTTTTATTATTACTCCGCTGTAAGGTTTCCCTGCCGCCGCATACGGATTCTGCCATTTCAAAAGTACTCTGCGTCCACTGTATGCGGCTACGCTAAAAGACAGTAAACTGTTAACCGTCATTCGTCCCGTTCCAGGCTCGTCATTACTGTCGGACGTAACCGCAGTCTCCCCAGCAAGCACATGATCCAGCGTGGCTGTGCACTCGTCACTTCCGGTTCCGCCTCCGCCCCCGCCTGTCATCAATATTTCTCCCATCTGTCTTTACACTCCTTTCAAGCCCACGGTCATATCAATCGTGGGCTTCTTATTGTAGCATTTAAATGTTGCCTGCCCATCTGCCGTGTCCCCATCGTCAATCATCCCAAATGCTTTATTGTACGCTTTCACCATTTCCGGTGTTGCCCCGTCTGCAATCACCTTTACCAGTATGGGGTTGTCCTCCGTTGTCAGCCCCTCTACCGGCACAGTCTGGGTATATGGGGCCGCAGTGCTCCATCCGGATGCCTGGAGTGTGACGGGGACAACATGATTCAGGGCATTCACTGCCTTATTCGTGGTGTTAATGTCACTAGGACCAAACACATCACCTTCCTGGCTATACACAGTCACATCCTGAATTTCTGATTTTCCTTCTCCAACCTGGATTATCTGATACTTTCGGTTGCCCTCAAACACATCTGCCTTGTAATCTGTCTTTAATGCCATTCTTGCCTCCTGTTTCCTATTGCCCTCATGCCCAGCCTAAACGCCAGACGCTGCTGTCCACTCACCATGCTGTCATACATATCTCCCAGGTCCTTAAGTATCTGTTCGATATCATTTGCCTGGTAAATGCTTTCATATGTTATTTTTGCGGGGATGGCCGGAGTACTGGCCTTCGTATAATAGGCAGCCCGAAGCGTTTTAATGTTATTCAGCAGCCTGGACATCTCCGTATCCGTCCGGAAGTCCTCCATCTTCCATGCCTTGGCCTGTATGGTCACCCCCAGACGCCCCGCCAACAGCGCACAGGCCTCTTCCACACGGTTTAAGTCTGTATAGGCTATATATGCCCTATCTGTGTCATTGGCCAGGTCTGCGGCCGTCCTATCCGTTATCAGCGTTTCCAATACCGTACTCATCTTACCGTCACCTCCGCCGTTACCTTACGCCTACTAAACTTAAAATCCAGCTTCGTGATATTGCCCGTCATTGTCCCCCGGAAACCGGTAAATACATTCACACGGTTTCCCAGCTCCTGGTCATTGATAGTGGAGCGGAAACTGATACTTTCATTATTGCTGTAGTATCCATATACCCGGTCAAGCACCGCCTGCGCATTTCCGGCTGTCACCAGTGTGGCCTCCTTGACTTCGGCAATGTTTTTATTCTGCGTAATCTTTGGGTCCTCTTTCAGCAGCATGGCCGTGCTATGATTGTACTTAAGCCCGGTCAGTACCACTTCATTGCCTGTGCCGGTTATGCAGGCATAATTGTCTCCATGCTCCCCAAGGATTCCTCCAGTAATGGACAGACTGTGGTAAGGCTCTGAAAACTCTATCTTCGTAGTGTCATCCAGTACCCCCTTATACAACTGCGCGGATTCCATCCCCTGGGTATAGCTATGTACATACAGCCGGATGCCGGTTATGATGTCACTGTGTTCCACACTTAACCCCAACCGGATATCTTTGGCCGTGAACTCGCTGGTGACCTCGGTCTGTTGAGGGTATATGTACAGCTGCCGGTCGTAACTGGTGTCTACCAGGGCGCCAATGGCAAAGGCCAGCTGCTGCAGTGCTACACGTTTCGTACATATTGGCAGGTACCCACTCACCCGCGCATCTACATAAACATCATCTAAAAAGTATGTGATACCTTCTCCGGCCATAATACCGGCCAGGATGTCTGATACCAAAGCATTGTTGTACACTCCGCCCATAAACTGGTTGTTATCCAGGATTCCCACTGCGTCCTGTGTCTCCACCGAATACCGTTTCGCTCCCAGCTGCTTCCCATCCTTCAGATAAAAAATCCCCAGTATTGCCTCGTCAAAATACAGCGTCTGTTTCTGCCGCTTCTGAAATTCAAACGCATAATCAGACTTGCTTCGGATTGTATAGTCCATCGTATTGATGCTTACCTCTTCGGATATAGGGCTCAGCTCCATCAGGCAGCTGATATCCTCTATTTCATCATCCTTAAACACACGGATGAGTCCCCAGGTTATCCCTGTCAGGAATACGTTGCGGTACGGCTTGCTGGTCCTCAGGAAGGTAACGACCACCCGGTTATAATAATCCACTATGCCATAGCAGAAGTAGTCCGGACTGTCCGGGGAATAATCCCGATCTGATAACAGTTCATCCCCGCGATACCATTTAATATTGACCATACTGCAGTAGTCCCCCGAATAATCGTTGAACCTCAGTGTTATCCCCACACTGGAATAAGTTTGACCGAATGTGAATGTGATTGAAGGCGGTTCTCCAAATGTTCCGCCTGCATCGGATATGCTGTCACTCACATACCCCATGTCAGCCAGCTCGTCCGGGGCATTGTTGTAGTTGCCATCCATCCTCGCGTACCTGGGCAGACACATGGCATAATCCGGGAACTCTACCCCCGATTTTAGGTCCTGGAGGTCAACATAGTAATCATGGTCGCCCGAAGCCGCCATATTGTCCTCTGCAGCCCCCAGGGCAATGTCATCGTAGACAATCTTAAGCCCACCCGCATCCGTCATCCTCTGGTTCTTCAGTACGGACAGCCACAGATACCGGTATGGCCGGCTGGTCTCAAGGTATGTGATGACCAGCTGATTAAACAGCGGCACCTTGGCCCGGCAGAAGTACTCCACCCCATCTGGTTCAAACTCCTGCTCCTGGACCAGTTCCGCATCCTTGTACCAGGAGATTTTAAGCCTGCTGGCATAATCCCCGGATACCCTGTTAAAAACCATGGACACACCATTGCTGGTCTTAAGCCGGTCAAAGTTAATCGTGATGGATGGTGGCTTGTCAAACACACCGTCCTGCCTGCTTAGGGCCGTACTGATATACCCGTTCTGGCCACCAGGGATTATATCTGGGGTATTGGCATATGTTCCGTCCATCTTGGCGTATCTGGGCAGGCAATAAGCATAGGGCGGCATATTCTGCTCATAGCTTGTCAGGTCATCTACCGCTGAATACGGCTGCTGCCCGTTCGTTTCCACTCTTGCGTCCCATCTCAAACCTTACCGCCTCCTCTGTGGTTCCATGGCTGTGAAATTGAGGGACAGGCCATCCAATCCCCAAATATTTTTACCTCGCCTTATTCTAAGCTTATCCTTCCCCTGGGTGATATAGGCTTGGAAGGTCAATGTCTCCTGACCATAGGGGAAGGTCATCTCATGACTCGCATAATTCGGATCCGAAACGGCATCATAGAACGCATCATACGCTGCCAGGTCTTCCGTCTTAGGGTATACCTTCATCGTGTAGTTGTAGAAAGTCCCTATGATATCCCGGTCCATGGCATAGTCCAATGTACGTCCGGACTGTTCCGTATCAGTCACCGCAAAACTGCGTTCCAGAGAATCCTTCTCTACCTCAACGTTGTACACCTTTCCATCCAGCAAAAATACACTGTCCATATCAGCCTCCTACAATTACCAGGCTTACACCTTTGCGCGCAGCCTCTTTGTCCAGTTCCGGTTTCAGCATCCGGGCCAGCGCAGCCAGGTTCCCGGTCAGGTTCAGCACAATCTGTACTGGCTTATTCCCTTCCGCCTGCAGGCGGCTTATCATTTCTTCCATCTTGCCTATCAGGTAGCCCATGGCTTCCTCCTGGCCATAACCTGCCATATTCCTCATGCTGGAGGACATTTCCCCAGCTCTTGGTGGCACAATGGTTCCACTGGCCATCCTGGGCAGGTATGATGCTGCATTCGGGATATTAATACCGATTGGCAGCTGCACATTTACACCGTCAAACACGTCCAGGACGCCATCCAGCCATTTCTGAACCGTGCTTCGGGATGATGATGCCATAGCACTGATGCCATCGTTAAATCCACGCACAACGTACTCTGCTATGCTGTAAAACTCCCTAGACGGAGAGTTGATATCAAATTCTTCTTCCGCTGCTTCCATGGCCTCGCGAGCCCATTTGCGGATTGCGTTCTTAGCCATGTACGCAAAGTCAGATATTCCGTTCGCGAAGCCTTCGTTGATGCGTCTGGCCATATTGTAAAAGGCCGCATACATGCCACCGGTCCCTTCAGGATTGCTGTCTCCCCAGAACCACTCCCGCACATTTTTAGCCCAGGCTTCCATTGGTGCCTGTGTTTCCGTGTGACTTCCTTCAATCTTGACCTTGAATGCCTGGATAATAAGGTCTGCAAACTTTGTCCAGGACAGTTCATTGACTCCCTGGGCTTCATCCGCGCCCACAAACCACTTCCGGACATTCTCCGCCCAGGTCTGCATGACCGTTTGGGACTTCGTATAGTTCTTGCTGACCGAATTGTTAAACCCGGACAGGATGCTTGTTGCCCACTGCCTGGCCTCCGTAGAGTCTCCGGTACTGATACCAAACTTATTAGAGAACCAGCTGGCCACACCCGACGCCCAGGACTGAACCACGCTCTGGGAAGCTGCCTGCTCATTGGTAACGCCCTGATTGAATCCGGCCACGGTATTAGAACCGATGCTGGCCAGCACGGTTGACGGACTGTGAATGCCCAGCAGGCTCTTGATGCCATTCACGAACGGGTCTGTGATGTTGGCTTTAATGAATGCTCCTGGGTCAGAAAAGAATTCCTTGACGCCCTCACAGAAACCTTCCCAAAGGTATTGTCCCATACCGGCCATGACGGTTGACGGGCTGTGGATTCCAAAACCTGCCTTCACGCCATTGATGAATGGATCCACCACGTTGGTCTTAATCCAGGAGACTACCCCCTTGGCAGCATCTACAATCCCCTTTAGCATTCCCTCCCATACATCACCACCACATTCCTCTATCTTTCCGTTAAAATAGTCCTTTGCTTTTGCAAATCCGTCTGCTATCAGAGTACCGATAAAGTTAGCCAAGGCTCCAAAAGCAACACCCAACGCAGAATATAACAGCGTATAAATTTTCCCTGCAAGGCCAATCCAGTCCACCGCCTCAATACAGTCAACAATGCCCTGCACAAAAGATGCCCAGTCTGTCTGTTGCACTGCGGTTATCAAGAAGTCAAGGATTCCAATTACAAATGTGCTTAGGGCCTCACCTGCCTGCGCCCACTGGAAGGTCTGGAAAAATGAGCTGATACCCGTTGCCACGTTATTGCCAAATTCTGTCCAGTCAAACGTGGACGCGAATTCAAGGAGCAGAGCAAATGCGCCGTTAAGCCCAGCCGCCATAAGATAACCGAACTGTCCCCAGTCAATTGCTCCTGTAATGCCCATTAGGCATGTGGCCAGGGCAGCTCCAATGGCTCCCCAGTCCGTGCCAATAATAAATCCCAAAAGGCCGGATATCTGCGCCTGGAAGTATGCTCCAATGGTTGCTCCCACAAGATTCCAGTCTACGGTATCAACCATCCCCATAAGACTCTGGGACAGGGCATTTCCCAGCATGAGCCAATCAATTTGTGTCAGCAGCAAGTACAAAGTATTGGCCAGGGTATTAATTCCCGTCCCCATCATAATACCAATTGCATACCAGTCAATCGTGGCAACCAGGCTGTTGAGCATGGTCGTAAACGCCGTTATGAAAGCCGTTATCTGCGCCCCGACATTATCCCAACTGATAAATTCCGTAAATTTCTGTACTGCCTCATTGATTTTCTCACCAATGAGTTTTCCAATTCCTTCCCAGTCCCCAGCTGCAAACATTTCTTTCAGCTTGTTGGCAAAGTCGCTGATTCCCTTGTCTATACCGACAGTTTCAAACATGTCTGAGGGGCTGGCACCGCCGCCCCCGCCTCCGGAGGCATCCGCGCCCTGCTGTTGTATCTGTACAAGGTCATCAAATGGAGCGAGTGCCTTTTTTGCATCCTTGCCGGCCTTGCTTGCAGCTCCTCCTGTTTTTTTAAGACTGGCCGCATAATCTTCATTGGCCTTTTTTGCCCGGATGTATGTGCTCCCGCCTCCCAGCGCAGAAAAAAACTGGTTGATATATCCCACTGCCGTTGCCAGGAGATTAATCAAAGTATTAAGTACCGGAGCCACATAGGACAGAATGGGTGCGAACGCCGCCGCAAAACTATTTTTAAGGTAGGTCATGTTGGTCATCAGACCAGACATAGACTGGTTTGCACGGTCCGAATACTGCACCAGGTTCTGCATACCTTCCCTAACTCCTTGGATGGCCGCCCTCATGGCCATGCGGATGAGCATGAGCTTGAACATATTAGACAGCTTCAGAATGCTCTTGCTGACGTTATTGGAAGACTTCCCCAGTCCTTTCAAGCTGGATACTGCCTGTTTAGCCTTATTGGCCAGACCTCGACCAATACTTTTTGCAAAGTTACCAACCGCGCTTGCAGCTTTTAAAAATGCGGATTGCGTTGTTTTGGAAAACTTTCTTGTTTCACGTCCGGTATCTGTCAGTGATTTCTGATAGTCTTTTAATACCGAATTAATCTGAGCAATTTCAGCAGCATTACTGTCATACTCCACATGCCCCAGGCCGATACCCTCTGATTGCAGCTCCTTCTGTCGTTCTTTTAATTCTTGTAGGCGCTTACTTAATTCTACGATTTTCTCATTAGCCACCCCGGCTTCCTGCTCGATTTCATCGCCATTAAGTGCCGCGCCTGCCTGGGAACCATATTCCTGGACTGCCTCGGACCAGTTGTGGATTTCTGCCGCCGCCTCCCCAAATACAGCTGCCATAGCTTTAGGATCATACCCCATTGATTCGGCACTGTTAGGAACTGCATACGCTTCTATTGGGGTGGTCTCTACTGCTTCAATATCTTGCACATGGAGTTGCTCTATCTGCTGTTTCAGTTCCTGGGCTTCCAGGTCCATCTTGTTCAAAGCAGCGGCCCCCTGTTCACCATACTGCTCAACTGCCTCCGCATAATTATGTATTTCAGCCGCTTCCTCTCCAAAGACTGCAGCCATAGCCTTTGGGTCGTAATTAAGTGATTCCGGGTTTGTTGATACAGCCACAGCTTCCACAGGTTCTGTATCAGCGGCCTCCATAGCCTGGACACGAATGGCGTCCATCTGCTCCTGCAGACGTTTCACGTCCTTCAATGACCCGTCAGCGGATTCCCCAATGGATTCAACTGCATCCGATGCCTCTCCCGCACTCTGGGCAGTTTTTGTTATCGCCTGTCCTGCTCCATTGAACCGGCTCAAGATGTTAGATGATAGACGGTTTACTGCGCCCGTCAGCCTGTCCATTGCTTTTGACAATGTGGATATTCCTTCTTCAAATCCTTCTACGTTAATTTTTGTATCAAATTTCAGGCTTCCATCTGCTGCCATACCATCACCTCCTGTACAGGCATAAAAATAAGACGCCCATACAGCGTCCTAACCTAATAAATTATTCCAGTAATCAATCTCCGCCTGCTCCTCCTCGGTATACCGTTTCCTGATATCACAGAGTCTGCGGTTATTCCGGTAAAACTCCTGCTCCCACTTCTCCAGCTTCTTTCCCTTTGCCTTCTTCTGACGGATTCCTAAAATTGTGGAAAATGTCCCTTCCTCAATCTCCATAAAATATCCCGAAAATGTCCACCAGTGTATATATTGGGTTGCTCTGGTCTCCATTCCGGCCACTTTGTTGATGGCAGGGAACAAAATGGGTTCGTCCTGCTCCCAGTCCATCACCTTCCTGGCCGGCTTCTTATCGT